ATCATATCTAAAAGTCTCAAATAAATCTATAACATATCTTATATCTTCTTCTGAAATATTCTTACTTCTCCAATCTTCTGATATCTTATTTATATAAGTTTCGTGCATTTTATTTTGGGTTTTTAAGATATATTTTTTAAACTCATCAGGACTCATCTTTTCTATATCTTGTTCCAATATTTTTTCAAAACCTCTATAACATACATTTATCTTATGTTTAGTAAAATCTTTACACATTCTAGATTTTGTAATATCATACTTGCCGTGTGTATAAAACTTCATTAAATAAACTTCCTTTTCTACCCTTATACAAGTGTTAAATAAATCGTGGTGTTTTAATTCTTCTATGTTTAATTTATTTCTTAAATTAAATATTCTATTTATCCAAGCAGGTATACTTTTCTTAAACATAAACATAAACGCCAATAATAATAAAACAATACTTGATACAACCCCACCTTCTTCTGCTAACGATTTTAAAACTTCTTCCATTAATATTTATTATTTTTCATTATAATCACAACAATCATCATTATCACTTTTATTATAACGAGTATTACCTAAATAAATACCACTAAAGAAATTATTCTTAACTGGTTTTATATCATCATAGTCTGAATTGTTCGTATCATACTCTGTATAGATGCTTTTATTGGTCTTTAAATATTTAGTCATCCTATCACTTAAATATTCAGCATCATCCCTTATATCTTGTCTAAGAAAGTTTACTTCGTTTAACTCACTTGGTGTAGAATTATCAGATGATTTTTTAGATATTGACTTATTGGTTATTTTAAAATTAAAATAAGGTAAAGCTGTATATGTAACCCACTCTACTAAACAAGGTTGAATATAATCTTCTAAAAGTGTTACCATTCTTGGTTCAACAGTGTTAGTTTCTACTTGTGATAATAAAGTGTTAAATAAATTAGAACCCAACACTCTTTCTATATTCATATTCTGTGCCTTTATAATCTGTGGGTGAATTAATTCTTCATCTACATTTAGATTAACTACACTATTTCTTTTATAATAATCCGCTGTTATTAGTAATATTTTATTATTTGGCATCTTTTTCTTTTTCTTTTTGTATTGATTTTATTTTAGCTTCACACCACGATTTCATAGACTTACCACCCCATAATAAAAATGATATCGTTCCACAAGCTTTTGAATCACTTGGGTCGTAATATTCTTCTGCTCTTGATAAGTATGAAAATGTTCTTTTAATAGTGTCTAATGATAAAGGTCTTTTTTTAGATATATCTTGTGCTCTTTGTTTTCCAACGTCAGTAGCACATTTACCACCATTTTTCTCATTTAATTCTATACCACGTTTAGCATTATTAGAAGCTGAACGAGGGTAATCATTCCAAGACGTTTTATTTAAAGACAATTCTTCTGATTTATTATCTTCATCCTCTACAACCTCATCTAAATTAAAGGTAATTGAATTGTTAAGTTCTAAATCACCTTCAATATTATTAAAGTTCATAAGTCTCGTATAAGAGTTTTCAATTAATATTTGGTAGTTGTCTATAACATTATGTTGAAAGACGTTCTCAGCTTCTATAATTTCGTTAGACGTACCCAATTTACCTGCGGTTGGAACTCCTATTGCTGTAGATGATGCTCTATGCCCAATAATAATTTGTTCTTTAACTTGATTAGCTAAGTCTTTATATCTTTGGTCTGAATCATTTAAATTAAGTGGTGTTATAACAGGAACTTGTGTTTCATCTTCTGATAAAGTTAGTATCACTTTAGATGCGTTGGAACTACCTTGATATTGTTGTTCAAGTTTACGTTGGAACTGTTTCATTTCTTCATCTGAAGGAACTCCTATCATATTAATCATCATAGATGGACTGAACCCGTTTTTAACAGATGATAAATGCCATAATGCTATTTCAGTATCTAAAGCTATATAAGTAGATGATGCTTGGTAATCAGGTAAAGGGTAGGTGTCTTCCGAGCCAGGTCTATACATTTTTACATAAACTAACTGTGTTGTCTCATCTTTATGTTCTGTAGAAAAACCTTGAACTAATTTAGGTTTATATTTTTCTTTTCTTTCTTGTGTCCAGTCTGAACTAATCATAAAAAAATCAACACCTTGTTCTTGTAATTTAGACATATCAGAATCGTCTTCCAGTTCTTTAACCATTCTTACACAAGACCAATCCATATATTGGAATCTAGCAATAGACTTTTTATCCTTAGACCAAGTTACTAAATAACAAAATCCACCATATAATGTTAAGTCATATGCGTTTTTATAAGCTATTTGGTCTAATGTTTCTTTACCATTGATATTAGATATAAATGTCTTTTGTTCAACAGTTTCATAATCAAAACCTTTACCCGCAGTCATATCTGATTTTTTCTTTAATATAGAAGAGTGTAAAGAACTTGTGTTCATCATTGACTTTAATATAGTAGGGTAATCATTATTTAAACCATAATAAATATAATCTTTATTATTCACTGTTTTAAACTCAGGTGATTCTATTTCAACTGCTGGAGCTGCTACCATCTGAACTTTTGTATTATTATTTTTATCCATAATTTAATATTTATCTTTTATTCGTATGCTATATATTGATTATCATCATTGTCATTATAAGACGTTCTAACAGGTTTAATATCTCCTTTGAAATATACCTTACCTTTTTCTACAATACCATCTGTGAGGTCAATATCTAAGTTTGTAGGGTCACTCATTTGATATACATTATATTTATAATAACCATTTGGTTCTAAATTAATAATACCATTTAATAAGTCTTCTACACCATCAGTTTCTTCAACCATAAACTCATTATATCTACATATATTTGGTGATATATCATCGATGGTGAATATTTTAGACGTTAAAGTATCATCAGATATAAACTCGAATAGGAAATAAACTGGACTTGGTATAGTAACGTTCTCTGTTAAAGTTAAAACAACTCTATTTATTTCATTTTTTTCAATCTTTATCATACTATGATATATACATAATTATTTCTTGTTTAAATAAAAAAAGACACCCATAATAGAGTGCCCTTAATTGATTAATATAAAAAAGAAATATTATCTTTTTATCCTTTTGGTAAATAACCAAAACCAGCCTCACTAATTTCTCTTGCTGGGTATGGTTCTTTACCTGTTATAGTAATAGTTGTTCCGTTTAAATCACCATATGCTTTTCCTGCTGAAGCAGTAGAAGCTGTTAAATCAGCGGCATTAGTTTCCCCAACAACCCAATATTTATTGTTCTGGTCTTTTACGATTACTAATAAAGGTGCTTGTGCTAAAACTTTTAAAATGTTTCTTTTTTCTGCATCATTCTTAGTAAAGATTAAACTAACCACTTGTTCCCAAAAGTTACTTCCATTTTCAACTGAATGATTCCCATTTTGTGTAAATTCCCCCTGTTCGTTACGTTGTTCGAAAGTAAAGAAATCTTCCGTATCACTTATGTCTGTAATCACATCAGTAGTTACATCTATTGTGTAGGTTTCAGTACCATTAAATGTAGCTATATAAGCTTCTTTGATTCCACCTAAGCTGTCTTTACAACCGAGTGCAATACCATTATCTAAAATACAATTTGTTATACTCATAATTTTTTTATTTATTTTTATTTTTTATTTAAAAAAAAAGGGGGTTAGGAAAAACCCACCCCCTATTTTTTGGTCTTTTTATTTTATACTGATTAAGCGTTAGTATATTCAACTGTAAACTCAGGAAATGCTACTTGAACCCCCATCTTAAACTTAGAAATAAATCTAACCTCATCATTATCATTTGAATAAAAGATTTTAAAGTCTTCAGCGTCATTTAAAAGGTCTGTTCCAAAATAGATATTAGAAGTTGTAGAAAGAACCATTCTGTTAGTTCCATTTAATCCTCTTACTGCAACAACTTTTACATTCGTACCAGGCACTATTTGAATAAAATCACCACCTTGATTTTCAGCTCCTGTATAAGCGAATGAGTTAGCATCTCTTAAAGCTTTAGCATATGTTCTATAAGAATCATAACCCATAAAAAGTACTAAATCATCTGCGTTAATTACGTCTGTTGGTACAGAAGCAACCATACCATCTACGATATCTACAACAGTAGAAGCATCAATAACAGTAGCCGCGTCAACGTTACCATCAACAACTGTTCCTAGTGAATCAATTAATTTAAGTAATCCATCAGCTAAAGCCAAG